GAAACATCGGAACATAAATTCTGGCGGTCCCAAGGGGATTCGAACCCCTGTTGACGGCGTGACAAGCCGCTGTAATGACCAGGCTATACTATGAGACCATATAGAAACACACTAGAAGAGGCGACCTCGTGGCCACAAGTTCCTGCTTATCTCTAATGTGTTTTTATATGGTAGGGGCACAGAGAATTGAACTCTGGTTTACCGGTTAAAAGCCGGTTACTTTACCACTAAGTTATACCCCCAAAATCAAACCATTTGTTTTGCTGACGCACTATTTGCTATGCTCAACGAGGATTAGCGGCCGCATTACCGTTTATGTACATAGTTACTCAGGGTTGACGTTTCCCCCATGGCTTACGTCAGCAAAACAAATGGTTATGGTAGGAGAGGTCGCCTATGCCTCTCTTTACTAAATGACTTGTTTATAACCTCTACCATACTAAAACACATTAGGACGTCAATGCCGTTACCACCAGGGTCTTCTCACGGTGCCGTCCACCGATAAGGCAATGTCCACATTACACTTCAACTTAATCCAGCACCGTCGGATGGCTTCCTGTGATTATGGCCAGAGTCAGCACGGCTGCTGATAATTCTCTGCCAGTCACCTACTGGAGTTGGTAACCTAATGTATTTTAGTATGGTACTCCGTACCAGAATCGAACTGGTCTTCCGGCCGTGAAAGGGCCGTGTCCTAACCGATAGACGAACGGAGCAAAAACTACCTCAAATTTTTAAAGAACGGATTCAATTGTATCACAACTAAATCTTTTTGTCAACTAGAGTGTTGTACGATGACAACACTCCTTTTTTTTCTTACTCTTTTAACGGAACATATTTCGGATCACACGGAGCATTTTTTCTGTAATTAACAGGAAAATGCCAGAAACGACACTTTTTACATTCCATCTTTTTGTTTCCTTATTCAACTAAAGAAACTTTATTCTATCACAACTGGAGATTTTGTCAACCAGTTTGTTGTTAAACTACAACACCTTCAACTTCTTTTTTATGGAATTTTAAGACTGCTTCCCATGCTTTCATTTCTCCTTTGTGTGGAGTGTAAGCAGGAACATTCTTACGAATTCCATTAACTTTACCCTTATAATCGAAACAATGTGTTCCTGTTTTCCAACCAGTAACTTCAAACACTTCGTAACCAAAAGCTTTTAACTTATTAATCTCTTTATCTGTTATCATTTGTTTCCTTATCTACTAAAGAAACTCTAGTATAACACAACTGGCCGATTTGGCAAATGTAATACTTTAGTTCTCAAGCAAATCAGTCAACTATTCTGGAGTAGGTGACAGGAATCGAACCTGCATAAAACAGATTTGCAATCTGCTCCCTAGCCTTTCGGGTCACACCTACACTATCTCTGGCGGAAGATTAGGGAGTCGAACCCTATCTACATCTTTCAACGTAGTGCAGATTAGCAATCTGTTGCCTTACCGTCCGGCCCATCTTCCATGTTTGGCGGAGAGCAGAGGAGTCGAACCCCATCCACCTTTCAGCAGAACCTGGTTTTCAAGGCCAGTCGGGGAACCAACTCCCCTGCATTACTCTCCAAAAACAAAAAACCTCAGATTTTTTAGGTCTGAGGTTTGTGTATGAATTCTTTTTTACTTAAAACTTATACACAAACCCCACTTCCAAATGCCCATGAATTATCGGCGCAAATCTCTGTGCGATAATTATGTTGTAAGGATGTCGGTTTGGTCGAAAACATTTTTCTCTCTGTTTAAAATTTGTTTAAGTTTCTATTATATAGGCATTTTAATTGCCTGGCAAGCGAATTGTTGAAAATAAATTTGGTCCAGGTAGCAGGATTCGAACCTACCCCGTATCAATTATGAGTTGACGGCACTACCACTATGCTATACCTGGATTGGTCCGGCGTAGAGGAATCGAACCTCTATAAACACTTTAGAAGAATGTTGTCCTATCCGTTGAACGAACGCCAGAAAATTATTCGGTTATTACCTCCAAACTATCTCTTTTAAGCCAAAAGACCTCTCGGATCCTATCACTCTCTGGAGTGAATTTAGTTACAGGCAAAAACTCCACACCCTCTATCGTCCTAGTTTCCCAGCTCGAATAATGGTAATATTTTTCCTGATTTAGTTTGGAACGATAGTGGATTAATTTGTTTTCTGATTTCATTTTATGTATTCTACAATAAAAAAAGGGGACTATCAAGCCCCCTTGTTGTTTTCCAGCGACAAATTATTTTTTGTCTTGGAATCTTTCAGGATAGTTTAGACGTTCCCATTCTTCGTCTGATACGGGCCAGTAGTTATTCATCTTTAGTATTTATGGTAATTTTTTTAACAGCATCTTGTGCTTTTACCATATTCTCTAGCCAAATTTTTAACATACCGTTCACCATTTCAGCGTTCTTGATTTCAACCTTATCGGCAATCTTGAACTCATGTGAGAAGGCTCTATCTGCAATACCTTTGTAAAGGTACTGGTCCTTGACTTCCACATCTTTGTCATCATTGATATTACCATTCACAACCAAAGAATTACCTTTTAAAGTAATTTCAATATCTTGTTTTGAGAATCCGGCTACTGCCATTTCGATAACGAACTTGTCATCGGATACTTGTTTGATATTGTATGGTGGATATTTTGGCATATTCTTGGCCGCTAATTGGGCCAGACTTGAAAAGTCATCAAAGAACCCCACAGAAAATGGGTCAAAAGATTTTTGAAGCGATTTGATATCTGCTAATGATAGCATAGTTTTCTCCTTAAATAAGCAAGTTAATAAAAGTGATACCCCGAAGGCATATCTGCTGGTTACTTTATCCAGCGCCAACTACGAGTGGCAGTGAAATCTCTCGGACGCCTTTATACCGTTAACGTCAAAACAGCCCTAAGGTGGGCCTATTCTATCAGTATTTATACTACTTGTCAATTATTTTGTGGTTTTTTACCAATATTATATTTGGGTACCAATTGCCACTCATCTTTCTCTTTGTGAGACAAGATTTTAATTTGACTTAGAAAGATAGGTGGAGGGTTCTCCGTCTGTTCTTTCTTTACCACTTTTACCAAACCCCAATCTTCCAATAGATTTACAATAGCATTTCTACGGGACAGGTCGTTTTCGGTAATATCGGTTGGCTTTCCATCTAATGCAAACAACTCTTTAAAGTGTACCACATAGTACAAACCTTTCTTGTGGAGTATGTGGCAAGACTGGAATAATGTTTTATCTTTCTTGGAAGCAACACCAATACGTGTTAGTGTCTCTCTAACTTTTAGGAAATCATCTTTCTCTGCTAATGTCACTTCAACTAAATCTGTAATGTTAATCATGGCTTTTTCACTCCGCCTTTATCTGTTCTTATTTTTATTTCAGCGATTTGTTCAGCCGACAACAGAAGCAAGGCCTCTTTGGCCTTTTGATTGGAGTAACCAAAATACTCTTTTATACACTCCAAGTCCTTGTCGGTACTAGACTTTTGCCAAGGCTGGAACTTCCTCTTGACAGGTCTAATACTATTTAGAAGGTACTGGTATTGCATATCCTTATCAAGGGAATGGTATTTGTTCATCTCATTGACATACAAAACACAATCCATGTGGTAAGAAAGAGCACGATTGACCATGAAAGGAGAATACTCCTTCAGGTCTACATCGTCACGAAGATAATTAACTTTAGTTTGGAGAATTGATGGAACTATTTCTTTAAATAAATCTGCCATATTAATACCCCGAAACTGTGTACTTCTTTAGTTCCTTGATATTTTCGTCAGACATTTTCATTACAGGTATTAAAGCATCTTGTTCACGGTCAATTAAAACCATAACACGACCATCTTTAGTTCTATAATTTCTTGTAACAAAATTCTTAGGTTCTGCTCTGAAAATCCAACCAGCCCATTTATCATAATGTGATGGTGGAGGAACACAGACAAAATATAGTACATCAACTGAACGACATTTATTTAATTGATTAGGTTTAAAAGTAAAAGCATTTTGCATCACAAAAGGAACTTGTGTTTTAACTTCTACTTTTTTACCATCAACCAACATATCTTTTTCAGAATCATATTTGTTGATTGAAGATTCAACTTTTAAACCGAGACTACTCAACATATTGATTACGACCTTTTCACCAGCAAGGCCAAGCTCATTCATCATTTCTTCTCGGTTCATTTGAACTCACAATCGACCATAATTTCGGTCAAACAAGCAATCAAATTGATTTCAGCATCGGCAACAAAGGCAGCCTGATATTGGTACTTGGCCAATATAAGAACCATAGGAGGTACGGAGTTCGCCTGTAACGCTTCGTATAGTTTGTCATAGAGTGTTCTAAAGATACGTGCAGGATCGTTATCCAAGTTACTGGTGACCCATTTACGACAGTTAGCAAAGTCTTTTGTTTTAAGAGACTTTACCAATTCATTTATCTGCACATCGGAAACTGATGCCAAAATACCTTTGTCAATTCTGCCAACAATACTATACCGCTGAAGCTCATTAAGGATACGGCGATTATCAGGGAAATGCTTCGTAATAACTGCGGCAACAACCTCTTTATCATATTCAATCCCTTCGGTTTCTAATATATGTTCAACTCTCTTAAAGAACTGTGTGGCCATCTTGGCTTTAGAACCATTGGCCTTGAAGTCAATTACGGAACAACGAGAGTGTATCGCATCCATAATTCTGTTTTTAAAGTTACAAGTGAAGATAAAGGAACAATTGATAGAAACTTCTTCTATGATTCCTCTTAAGGCCTTCTGAGCATCTGCGGTTAGATTGTCAGCCTCATCTATGATAACAACTTTTTTACCACCAGAAAAACTCATCGAGGTGGCATAGTTCTTAACGTCTGTTTGAATAGTAGAAATACCACGGTTATCTGAACCATTGATAACCAGATAATCAATACCAATTTCATCACACATGGCTTTCGCCACAGTAGTTTTACCGATGCCGGCAGTACCAGAAAGTAACAGATTAGGAACTTCTTTTCTGTTTACATATTCCTGAAACGTAACCTTCATGGCATCAGGTAAAATACAGTCTTCAATTTTATGTGGGCGATACTTCTCTACCCACAAAGTGTGTTCTAATAACATTCAAATACCTCATAATATAATAATAAAAAATCAAGCGGTGGTCAACAAACGTTTCCATTGACCATTCACGTGTACATACAATTCACCGTCAGGACCAGGTTTCATCTTAACATCAACTGTTTTCTCGGTACCAGGAACAAACTTTTCCCAATTAGTTCCCATCAGTACATTACCAGTTTGTTCAATAGTCAGATGAGCCTTGGTGCTATTAAGCGGGGTAATGGATAGATTACCTTGTTGAGTATAAAATTCATAACCTGAGTAAGTTGGCGGAGGTTTTGGAGGTTCAATCTCACCGTATGTAGCACTAAACTGAAGATGACTATTGCCTTGTTCTTCAAGCATCTTAGCAAATTCAGAGTTAGTCTTTGGTGGTTCTGGTGTAGGAGCCGAGACAATAATCGGTTGATTGTTGGCCATTGCTGAAGAAGCGCCAGCAACAACCACACCTAATAAACCAAATCCTCTTAAGAAGGTTCTGCGACTCACTTGAGTTCTCCTAATGCCTCATATAATGATTCAAACTCAGATGCTTCGGTAACTTCATTACGGAAGTTTTGTTTGTATTCTGTTTTAGCAATGCGTTTGATAATCTTCTTAGGAATCTTAGAATTCTCATGTGATAGGTCTACAATATCTTTGATAGATTCATTCAATGCCTGAATTTTATTCAAACAAACAACAATCTCATCAATATTGCCTTTGAGGTCCTTCAACTGTTCCTCATCAAGCGTACCATAAATTGTATTAATCTTATCTACCATATCAACCTCCGAAAGATGACAGTTTAACTTCAACAGCAATCCAATAGTCTAGGTCAACTTTTGTGTTACCAAATGATGCCAAACCTTTAGAAGAAATCTCAACATCATAATGACCAGGAATCATTTTGAAATTATCTCTTAAGAATACTGCTTTGAAAGGTTCACCATTGCCATCAGCAACTTCAATAGAGTTACTATGTGATGTTGGGTTACCATCTTGTCCGATTGTACAAGTAGTAGCATAAATCTTACCACCATCAGATTCAAAAACAATATGTTCTGATTCTAGAATAGCAGCTGACTTCATAATTGCTTTGTAATCTTCTTCAGATAAAGTGAACTCAGCATCTTTAGAAGGCAATGCCAATGTTTTATCTGGTGCAGCCACGATTAGGTTCTTGGCAGCCTTACGATATTTAATCTTAGATTTACCTGATTTGAAGATAACGTTTTGGTCATCAAACTCCAACTCTGTAGCATCATTTATTGAATATACAGACAAGAATTGATTCAAATCATAGATACAAAAATCATCTTCAATTTGATCCTGTAATGTGGCCTTGGCCAATACAGTCTTGTTTGTAGACATGGTTGTTAGTGTCTTACCTTTTTTAAATTCAATACCTGAATTAATAGAGGCAAAGTTTTTTAATACGTTTACCGTATCAGCGGATAGTTTCATCATATAGCTCCTTCAATAATATGTTCAATTGTACTTGATCCAAAAGATTTTGTCAAGCAAGAATATAAATTTTCTCTCAAGTCTTCCAAGGTTCCATTGTTATGGATTTTGTGGTCAATATCTCCACCAACCCATGAGGTTTCAGAAGAATGTATTTGATTATCAATCAACCATCTGGCAGCTGAAATATCACCTCGGTTTGCTTTAGTAGCAATATCATACCAATGTGGATCAGGACCACGTTGTACTTCAATTAAGATTCCACCCTGTTCATGTATAAAATTCATTTCATTAGGAAAACGAACATCGGTAACAACATAGTTTGTACCAAAAACCATTTTCTTTTTCAGACTTAATATCCAAAAATCTTTATGAAATACATCTCTAACAGATTCTGTACCTAATAATTGTAATACTTTTCTTGGTGATATGGAGTAACCAAGTTCTTTAGACCAGAAATCATCAGGTTGTTCACGCCAGTCCCGTGATTCTTTAGTATCGCCTTCTAGTAAATGCCTAGGCCAACCAAACATAACAGAAGCTACGTCTTTAAGGTTACTGGCAAAACTAAGGGAGGTGAAACCCATTTCTTGTAGGATTTCACCTGCTGTTCCTTTTCCTGAACCAATAAATCCAAGAACACCAACTAACATTTTACATTTCCCCAACGTAGTTAGCAACTGCTGGCATATCTCCTTTGAAGTGATATGTGCCGATATGGTCAGTCTTCATCCAAGGACATAGGTGAATCTGTCCACCAATCTTACGCCACATTTGACAGAACATATAATCTTCTGATAGGTAACGGTCTGAACCACCACCAGTAATTGAATCAATAGTATCAATAACTGTATCAAAGAAAGCATGAATGTAACGTGTGCCGTCAAAGTGTGCTTGGCCAACGTGGTCTGGTTTGTAACGAATCTGTGGATACGCTTCTTCCATTTTAGCAAACACTTCACGCTTAACCAACATAAAGCCTGTACCAATTTCCATCACTTCTAATGGTTCTGTAACAGAGAACTGTGCAGTACCTTTAACTGGATTGAACACATAATCACCAGTAACTTTCTCCAAGTCTTGTGGATTGATTTGTGGGTTCTTCTCTACTGCCTTCTTAACAGATTTCCATTTGATGGCTTTCTTAGGATAAGGACCACCAATAACATCTTTGTCTAATGCCAATAAAGCAATAACGTCTTTAGGATCAAAGTGAATATCTGAATCTAAAAACAATAGATGTGTACAGTCGGAACGATGGATAAACTCATCCACCAAATAGTTTCTTGCTCGTGTGATTAAAGACTCATTGAAAAGAAATGAGAATTTCACTTGTACTCCGTATTGTAGGCATAGGGCTTGTAAGTCTAAACAAGCTTTACAATATAACCCATGGTTCATACCACCATACATGGGAGTTGCAATGAATAACTTTTTCTTCTGTAATTCTTCTTTCTTAATTGAAATTTCCATTATCTCTCCAAAATAATAAACGAAAAAAGGGAGTCCAACTAATGGACTCCCTTTTCAGACTGCCTTTAGATTAGGCATTGAAGCTGTAACCAGCGGAAAGAGCGGCACGAACCAAAGCTTTAGTTGGTTTACCTAGACGGTAAGAAGCAACTTTAACGCCATCAGCGTTACGCTTGTAGTTAGTGTAGATGCAATAACCTTCTTGACGAAGTTCATCAATACGTGCTGACACGTTTTGAATACCGAAACGGCGTCTAGCTTGCTCGGTCGTGAAAGTGTTGTAACCCTCTGTCTTAGACAAAGCGTTTAACATTTTTTGTTTTGCTGATAATTTAGCCATAATAAACTCCTAATAATAAAAAATAACGAAAGCTTGTTTTAAACAAGTGTTGTAAGTATAACACAAATCCTTACAACTGTCAAGCGTCCTATCGACCAACTTGTGGTAAATATTTCGCCTTGGTTTCCTCCCATGAGAGGTATATCAAGTCATCATAGAATAAGGATTCATAAGAAACATTATTCTTTTTCTTCAACATTGATATTCTACCCTTTGCGTATTTGGTCTTCCACAACTCCGCAAGGGTTTCGGTAGAGTTGTCAAACAACTTTACCAAATCTTTATCACCAATCTCTTTTCTCAAATACTCATTCGTATTAGTATATAGTGGGGAAAAATAAATTCCACGTTGGTGTTCGGTACGAATGAGATTCTTAGGTATACCAAGTTTGCCATAAGCAAAGTTTAGTGACCTATTCTTATGGTCTCTCTTAAGTGGAAGGCCTTGTTGATTCTTGGCTTCCCACCATTCAAAGTATTTTCTAGTATGGTTCTCTTTGATCCAATCAAAAATCATTCTAGAGGTAGTACGTTTAGGTTCAAATGCAACTGATCCGCTAGAGAATCCCATTTTATTCCAATGATCCAAACCATCATACTGAGACAAACCATTAGATTTGGTGTTACCATATAAAGAGGTTGTAGTGACGCCAACAAGTGTATCTCCATAGCGTTCCTTCCAATCTTTTTCTACTGTGTCTGACAAACATAATAGTGCAAGTAGTTTACCGCCCATGTAATTGAAACCCAACGGCTGCAATGGAACAATTGTAGAACCGATTGCTGTATGATTAATCATATGTTGTTGAGTCTTTACATCTCTAGACCAACCAATTGCATTATCTCTTGGTGTCAAATCTAGAAAGTCGGAACTAATACAAATGACACCGAGGTATTTATCGGTCTTCTCATCAACTACGGTATAAAAAAGATTACGACCAATATTAGAATTGTTCTTCATTGTGGAAGAAAAGGTCCTGATGGCGTTCCATGTCTCTGCCAAATCACCGTTAGATAATTTAAGTATGGGCTTCAAACATTGATACTCATCAGGATGTGTAGGCATCCAAAATTTAGATTTCACTTTATTGATTAAGTCCATTTGAGCAGGATCAACCATTTGCATCTCAGTACCAAAAAGTGTGTTTACTTCTTGCATCGGATAACGTTCATGTATCTCAGACCATTTCTGATATAAGGTATACTCACGTACATCCATCTGTGAAGCGTAGGTCAAATCCTTGATGAGAGTTTCTTTAAGTTGCTCAGTATCAATGTGTTCAAATGATTCAACAGGATTCTTTTCTGACCATTCATCCCATTGTTTATCTACATAATCTATTGGAGTTGCCATTATTGTGTCGCTTGTACCATTTTGTTTTGTGCTTTGAAATAACGTGTCATCATCTTAGTTACTTTGTCACGTTTCTTAAAACCACTTTGTAGTGCTAGTGGTTTTGCTTTCATAGTATACACTATTCCGTCCATGTGGTCAAGCTCATGTAACCAACATCTTGCACTCATACCAACATAATTGGCTTCTTTCCATTCTCCAGTATAATCTTGGTATTTTACCCAAATCTTTTCCGGTCTGGTGATGCTCAAGGACAAACCAGGAAACGATAAACAAGCTTCTTTGATATGTACTTCACCCTCTGTTTTCATCAATACAGGATTAAAGAATGCCACATATTCTTGTCCGGCACCCATAACAAACATACGATATGGGAATCCACATTGGTTGGCAGATAAACCATAACCATTATTCTTAATACAGGTTTCTACCATTGATGAGGCAAAGTCGGCTGCATTGATTGGTGCATTGTCAAAATCAAACTCAGGTAATACCTGCCTAAGAATCGGATCGGTTTCAGGAACTAAATCAAATATCTCAATACTTTCTACGGTTTGTGTACCCGTACCAGTATCAATAACAATTGTATCATCATGTTTTTGTTTCAAAGCTGTCATTTTGCTATCCTACTAAAGTTGTTATGTTTCTCAAACTTAATTACCGACCTAAACTTGTCAAAGAGTTGGTCACCCTTGTGTGATATAACAAATACGTTTGTATCTGTACCTATCTCATTAATCAATTTCATAAATTCTTCCGTACCAGTTAAATCAAGACTTGAATCAAACACCTCGTCAAGTATTAATAGATTGGTATTGGTAGAATTCTTTAACTTGGCAATTTGTCGCCAGGTAAATAATAAGGCCAAGTCAATACGCATCTTTTCTCCTTCGGAGAAATTAGCATAAGAAAACTCATCACGATGCCTACTCTTAATTGTTTCATTGAAATTCTCGTCTATGTTAAAGTTAACAAAGAAGTCCATGGCAGTCAGGTACTTGTTGATTAACTTATTCATAATTGGCAAGTATTGTTTGATGATTCTAGTTTTGATACCAGTATCTTTCAACAATGTGGCCGCATAATCATAATAATGTTTATTAACCGATAAGGTTTCACCCTGAGTATTGTAATCAGCCAATTCAGATTTCAAATCCAATAACTTGGCATTTACTTCTGCCATGTTATCTTTTCTTGTGGTCAACTCACCAATCTCTTTATTTAATTTTGCCATATAGCTTGTTATGGCTGATATAGTAGAAGTATGTTTAACTATTTCATTACTATGTGCGTTGATATGTTTAACGACATCACCAATTTCTGTCAATCTGGTGTTGAGTTTGTTAATCTCCGCTGTAATTTCTTCAAGACCCTTTTGTTGAGTATTGATTTTATTTTTCCGTTCGTTGACTTGGAGTTCTTTGAATTCTCCGTCAATTGATTGTCTACAGGTTGGGCAGTTGTCGTTTTGTTCATAGAATTCGATATCCTTTTTAACTTTTTTAATGTTAGACTCTACCTTAGCTTCTAATTGGAAAAGTTTCTTGTTCTTCTTTTCCAACGAATCACTATCCGCAATCTTAGACTGTAATACATTAATATGTTTTTGAATCAGTATAATATTTCTATTGAGTTTATCCAAGTGTTCTTGGTTCTCAACCAACTCATCACGTTTCTTTTGTATTTCGGCTTCGTTATGTTTCTTGTTTTCTTCTATGTTCTGGTTCTGTAGTGTAATCTTTTCTTCGGTCAAAGAAATGGCATACTTTATTTTAGATGCCTCATCTTTAATTTCCGATAACTTATCTTTAACCACAGAGTTCATTGACGAAAAGATTTGGATATCTAATAAATCTTCAATGATGTTCCTACGGTCACCAGGAGATAACTGCATGAAAGGAACAAAAGAGGCGGAACCAAGGATGACTACTTGCGTAAAGGACTTATAATTTAGTTTGAGAATGAACTTCTCTAAATGTTCCTGATAGTCTTTTGCTTTCGCATCCTGGTTCACTAAAACACCGTCACAAAAGATTTCAAACGTATTGGGTTTAATACCTCTTATAACTTTGTATTCTTTCTTACCAATCTTAAACTCAATTTCAATAACACAGTTTTGGCCATTGATAGAGTTCAGTAGTTGTGGTTTGTTAATCTTACGAAATGGTTTACCAAAAAGACCGAAACACAAGGCATCTAAGATAGTTGACTTGCCGGCACCATTATGTCCAATAATAAGTGTATTAGTAGACTTGGTAAAATTAACTTCTGTGAAAGCATTGCCTGTAGATAACAGGTTCTTCCATCTAATCTTTTCAAATAATATCATGCTGTTTCAGTATTCAATGCTTCTACATAAACTTCTTGTAATATATTCTTTAGAACGGTGTTGTCAATACTATCATCTTGTATAGTATCCACGTACTTGTTGAGTATAGTAATCGTGTCTTGAGCTTGGTCAACCATTTCTTCATCTACACCCTCCGTTAACTCGGTAAAATCTTCAACAATAGTAATGTCGATTGGATTGATATTATACAAGTTATTCATAAACTTGTCAAACAAATACGGGTTGGTTTTGTTAATTACTACCACCTTAACGTATGTGTTGGCATAACCTGTCATATCTTTATTAGTTATTTCGGATATAGTTTCGGTTTTATCATCGTAAACGATACGATGAAACATTATATTTGGATTAGGAATAAAATCAAGGTCGTGAGTATCCAAATCAAAGAGGTGGAAACCACGAGTATCGTTGTAATCTTGCCAAGTAAGTTCGTAGGGATTACCAAGGTAAGTAATGCTATCGGAACTAGAACGGTGATGATAGTGACCGCTAAAAGTCTGTTGAAATTTTCTAAAAATATCACGTTTGAGTCCTTCTTGTGATGGCATACCACGGTGCATGGCAAAGCCTTCAATCTCAAAATGGCCACAACATACGGTAGCAGAAGTGTTTTTAATTTCTGCCAAAGCTATATCATAGTTTTCGGCATTGATCCACGGAATCATACACACATCATGTGAGGTGTCTGCGTATTGTAGGTGTATTGTTTGTGGAGAATCAATAACGTTGATGTTCGGATACTCACCTAATAATAAGGCCACCGAATTAACGTCATTGGTATTTTTGAAGTACGTATCATGGTTACCAGCCAACATATGGACAGTAATGTTACGTTGTAATAACCCATTAAAGAACATTTCTTTTGCTCTCTTAAGGGTATAGAAGTTTACATACTTACGCCTGTCAAACGTATCCCCAAGTATGAGAACAGTAGATATATGCTCATTATCCAAAGCAGGAAAGAAAGTATCCGTATAAAATTTCTCATAATAATCTAAGAAATGAATCGAATCATTCCTTGCTCCGAAGTGTTGGTCAGTAATTAGTGCTATTTTCATCTGTCGAATTGTATCATAATATATTACACTTGTCAAGCCGGCTCTATAAACTTCTCCAGGCCTTTCGGTTTCTTCTTGGCATCCTTCTCATCTTTCTTATTCTTTTTGGCAATCTCATAGTTCTCTATGAATTCACCGATATTATCATACAATTCAAATTGTCTGGTAGAACCATCTTCAGATTCCAACATCTCAAATTCATCCAAAACACCAAACATTTCGGTAGCTTTGTACTTGATGTATAGTTGTTTTTTCTCCTTTTGGATCCTCCTAAGGAAGGCATAGAAGATTACTTGTGTAAAATAGGCAAATGGATTCTTAGATTTGGTTTCATCAAAGTTGGCAAAGTACATAAGACAGTTTTCAATACCATCCGCAATCATTTCATCACGGTAGGTATAGTTAATAAAGTTTGGCTTATGTGATAACCCTTCGGCAATCTTCATAAAACACTCACCAATATAATTTGGTATTACCGGTGCTGGTAATTTCTTGTCTTTGGCTTCTTTGGCCTTGGCTTTATACTCTGCCAGTGCTTTCAGGAAGTCTTCGTTATTAATGTAATTCTTGGTTTTCTTAGGGGTGTTCATTCAAATATACCATAAAAAGTTGTTGACAAAGGGCTTGACAATGTGATATAGTCCACGGTGTAGTCCCATGATGTTAATGAAATATTAAATCTTTACCTGATTTATTAATTTCTTCCATAACTTCCATCATATTGGACATCTCCTCATCAGATAAATCTTCCATAGACTTTACTTGCAGAGTTTTGGATTGTTCAACTGTATCGAGGTAGTGTTCTATCATCTCATCATTGGGATTCATCTTGAGAAGTACATCAGCAACATTTATTGTGGCTAGATTCTCGGTAATCAAAGAATGTGGTAAGTAGTTTAACAATACCAAGTGTCCTTGATTACCTCTAACGTGTTCTACGTGCATTAACATCGGATCATATAAGATTACGTAGTCGTCTACAAAATCCATATGTGCAATAATATCATGGTTAGTTTTTAATCTAATGATTTGAATACTATTTTCCATTTTTGAGTCCTATGTTGTAAAGTTTAAATGAGAACTGCTCCTCATTATATATCTTTGTTCTTTCCACAAAATGTCTCAGAGTGAAGTTCATATGTTTCTTATGTCTCATGTCATCGGCTATGTCATAGAGCGTAGCTTTTTCCTTACCTTCCGAGTTCCGAAGACCCCGTCCAATAGATTGAAGATTACGAACTCGTGACTTTGACGGAGATGCGAAGATAATATTATGTAAATTACGAATGTTAATTCCAGTACTGAAAGTCCCAAAAGAAGCCACAATAATAGCATCATTTTCTAACTCCATAATTCTTCTTATTTCTTCACGATCCGCTGTATCCGTTCCGCCATGGACAAAGAAGACTTTTCTCTCTCCAATCTTCTCTGAATCCTTAATCATATTATACAACATTTTACCATGTCTGTCTACCATCTGATAGAGAACAAGTGTATTCTTACCAAGAGATAATGCAAGATTTTTAATGAACTTATTTCGTTGTTCGTTTTCAATGAGATATGATATCTCCGTTTGATAGTCCGCATCCACCATCTGTTCACAAATATCCGCCGGATGTTTAAGTACCAAACATTTAATCTCAAAGTCTGATACCTTACCTTGTTCCATCAGTTCTTTTGTGGTGATAACCTTCTTCACAGCACCAAATAGACCTTCTAATACCAGTTTATGTGTCTTGGTACCATCTAAAGTACCTGTCAAACCTACACGATACTTGGCATTTATACAAGAAGTCATTATATGGGCTAACGATTGAGCCTTGAATAAGTGTGCTTCATCACCAATAATATAATCAAATTGGTGAAAATATTCTTCAGGCAATGTGTACAATGATTGCCATGTGGAAATGGTTAGGGGTTTGTCCGTCATCTTATCTTTGCCTTGATAGATGCGGTGTATATATTGTTCTAATGAACCATTGGCATAGTCTCCAAAGTCGGAGAATAACTGTTCAACCAAAGAAGTCGTAGGAACGATTATCAGACCTTTCAAGTCTTGATACTGATACAGTTGTCTAAAGATAAGGTAGATGATTAGGGACTTACCTGAGGCGGTCGGAGACAACAGAAGTGCTCTACGTTTCTGCATTGCTTCAATGTAAGCGTCCATTTGATGGTCGTTGACCGTGATTGGTTTGCCTTGACTGTGTATGTTCAATGATTCAAAGAACTTTTTGGCATGATATACTGAATGTTCATCTTCCAAGTCTGCTCGTGTGTCATCGTATTCGTATGTGTAACCACGGTCAGTAAAGAATTCTTCAATATATTTTAAGAGGCCATGATAGATTTGACAATTTCTTAAATCTAATAAACGAATCTTTCCGTCCCAAACCCTATTTTTAAAGGCAGGAGTAAATTGATGACCAGGTACTAAGAATGTGAAGTACTCGGACATTTCTCGAATGATATGTTTCTCCGCTTGAATTTTAACATATACTTCGTTTACTTTGGATATTATTACGTCAGACATAACCTTCGCTTCTCAAATAAAAGTAAATGGAAACTCCTATAAAATAAAAGACAACATAAAACAAAGCTTTTGCTCTGAACATTGTGGCCGCAAAAAGCATACCCAACATAAACGAGAAAAAGTTTAATGCGTGTCCTGATATTGTAAAGAAGTTATTGTCCACCTACAAATCTCTCCCACGATATAAAGTCTCTGAGTTGCCAGGTTCTTTGTTTAAGTTCATTCATTATAGATTCCAAGGCCGTAACCACTTCTTCGTGGTATACTTTCTTTTCTTGGAGTTTGATTAAGTCTCCGTCCGCATCGAGATAGGTGCTGACATCAGACTTGAGTGTGAATTGGAATGGTTCCCAACCAAATTCTTCCAATTGTTCTTGTGATAACTTGCCTGTGTAATACTCCCATTTAACTTTCTTCATACGTTGAAAGTCAAAGAAAGCCTTCTTGGAGGCAATCTTATGTTTGGTAAGAATCTGTAGGTATTTGCTGTGAAGTATTGGTATACGAATCAACTCCTTGGACGGTTCCGTCTGGTCAATTATCGCATCTTTTTCCCAATATTTAAGTATCTGTTCAAGTGTTTCCATAATCTATCCTCAAATAAAAACATTATATCATATATTACTTATGCCGTCAATATTTCGTAGTAGTCGTATCTGAATGTTGCCGAAGCTGTGATGATATCATCTGCCGACAGTTTGGTATCGAAGTCTATATCTGAAATACTGGTTGGAAATACGTTGTGGTAATATATTCTTAGGTTAGAATTGTTTAAATTGGTAAGTATTGTCAAAGTGGCATCAGAAACATTGTCACTAGGATTCTTGTTACGACCTTCAAAACCTTCTGGATTGGCAATCTCATTCATCCATTTTTGTAGGTTTTGCCATGTTACCAAGTCCTCATCCACAATAAATGTAATGTTTAATGGATTATAGGTTAACTTAGTACCAGGAGAATATAGATTAACGAATGGTGTAGGTCTGTCTATATCGTCCAAAGCAATACCAGGTAGATTAACCATCTGGCAAAAGTATTGCATTGCGCCAACTCTATCAAAAGTTAACAAGAACTTTGTGGGTTGGAGAAAGTTTGTATTCTGAGGGTTTCTGTTTAGTGCTGTCATATTACTATTTAGGAGCTAAAAAAAAGGGACCCGAAGGTCCCTTTTAAATGTCACTCTTAACGGTGACTCCCATACCGAGTGGGATTACATCAAGTTTTTAACACCGAAAATACGGTAGTAAACGTTTGATTGTGAGTCTAGACGACCATTACCGAAAGTTGTACCTTCAGCAAATGGGTTCGCTACCATGCCGTAACGTGTCTTGAATCCAATTTTTGGTTGGAATGTGAACTGGTCAACTGCACGAACCATTTGTAGAGGAACGTAAGGACAGTAGAATAGACCAGCGTCATAAGGAGAAGAACCCTTATAACCAACAGTAACCAATTCTTGGTTAGATGTGTAACCACCAAAATATGGGTCAATGTACACTTTGATACGACCGTGTAACATACCAGCAAATGTATTGCCTGTATCGTCAACTTGTAGGTCAGCTTGTAGAGCAGGAGTATAAGATAATACACCAGCCATTGCCATTGCTGAAGCTACGTCAGAAGAAACGATAAGAACGTTACCTTTACCTCTACGAGTCTGTTTTGCAATTACGTTAGCATCACGTTCGATTTGGAAAATCAAACCTTTGAAACGTTCAACTGACCAACGACCGTTTGAGTCTGTATCTAAGTCGAAGAAACCTGGAGTTGTAACACCATACTGAGCACCCAACTTAGCGTTGTTGTAAATAGTACGGATAACTTCACGGTTAATCTCAGCCAAAATTTCTGTAGATAGAATGTTTGACAATTCTGTTTCAGCATCCAAACCATGGATTGCTTTCAAGTCTTGTGCTAATTCTAGTGAGTACTCAGCCTTCAAAGCACGTGATTGAGCAGTTACAGTAACTTTCTCAATTGTGAATGCCATTTGAGCAAACGCTGTATTACCATCAGAACCCAAGTATTCAGCGATGCTTGTTGGCATTGCGATACCAGATGTTGTGTTAGCAGAAACTTGGTTTTGGAAGTTTGTTGATGTATCAGTAGCGTTTGTACCTGTGAAACCGTATGGGTTTGCAGATGAACCAACACCAGAGAACATTGTATTAGCTTCGTTATAGAATGCTTCAGCGTAACCGTTACCAGAACCAGGAGCACCTTGACCAGCGTAACGAGCACGCATTGCAAAGATTAGACCTGTTGGACCAGTCATTGGTTGTACACCAGCAACATCATAAGCAATCAAGTTTGGTAGTGAACGGCGAACCAAGCTGATTAAGATTGGGTCAAAGTTCTGAACACCGCCAGTAACGTTTGTTGGACCAGCATCAGATGCTGTTTCGTTCAACATACGTGCGTCTTGTTTCATCGCTTGTTGTTGGTTTTCCAATACTAAAGCAGTAACTGCCTTCTTATATGGATCTTTAATGGCTTCTAGTTCTGGGTGTTCTAGAACTGGTGCCCATTTTTGTTGTAATTCTTCAGTCATGTACATAGTGATTAACTCCTTAAATTTAAATCGGTAAGTTTATTTATTATTTTACCAAAGTCTGTGAAATGGTCTTTGCGTATTGTGCAATTGAAGGGTCAAATGAAACGGATTTCTTTTCATCTTCAATCTCAACACCTTCGTTCAGAGTTGAATAGTCAGCAACTTTAACGTCTACTTGGAAATAAGATTCCTTTAGTAAGTCTAGTTTACCAACAAATTCTTCTTCAGTAGTAAATTCCACACCTTCTGCAAGTGCTTTTAATTTTTCTACTTGAGTCTGAGTTAGGCCTTCACACGCTGCGTAGATAGCCTCAATTTTTTGGTGTTCGTTTAATGCTTGTTTTAAAGCAACTGAATCATTGATAGATTCATTTAATTCGGATTCCAAAGATTCAACTTTAGACATCAATTCTTCCACAACGTTTACTTGTTCGTCAGGAATGTTGATATAGTGTTCTTTGAATAATTTGTGTAGGTCAGTCATAAAGTCTTCTACGATTTCAGACTTCAAACCGTTGTCTACTGCCAATTGGTTTTCTTCGATCCATTGTTCTACCATGTAGTTCAAGTATGCATCTACTTTTTCTGCCAATTCGTTCTTAACTTGTTCGATAGCTTCTTCGAATTGTTCTGTCAACTGGTCTTCAACTTGTTCTGCAATTGCTTCGATACGTGAAGAAACGGCAGCTTCAAAAATTGTAGTAGCTTTGATTTTGAATTCTTCTGATAGGTTTTCGCCTTCTAGTAAAGCGTTAACATCATCAGAGAAATCAAATGATTCGTTGTGGCCAATAGATTGTGAACCAGCAGTATGAGTACCATCATAGTGTTGGAATGTAGCGCCTTTGTTTGTACCAAATGTGTTCTTTGGTAAAGTTTCTGCTTGACGGTCACGAATCTTTTCGTATTGGTTACCGTTCAATTGTGTTGGGTGCATAACATCTTTACGACCCATTGTTTCTTGTGGTTGATTCTTTGGCTTAGAATAACCAACACCGTCTTTCTCTGAACCAACTGGTGGTGTAGCACCTGGAGGATTTGCAGATGGAGTACCTTTTAAGTAATCTGGTAGTTCATCTGTTTCTTTTTCTACGCTGTGACCAATGATACCAGCATCATGTGAACCGTATGCTTTTGAAGCAGCCAATTTGTTCATGCCTACTTCGCCATCTGGATGCTTATCGCTACCACGGCTACCACGCTTAGATGCAATGTTTGCATCGAAAGTTTCTTTTGAGCCTTCTAGTAATTGCTTAGCGGCGTCTGTTAATTTTCCCATTTTGAAAATCTCCTTGATTCTATGTTTAGATATTTATTATTTTAAAGTTTTCTGATGAAGTTTTCAAAGATACTTAGGCTAACTGCCTCAATTTCTTTAGATGAGGCACGGCGAATTTGACGTATAGATTTCTCTTGGTCTTCCTCGGTCCATACTCCATTAACTAACATCCACTCTTTGCCTTCCATAATACCTTGTACAAAAGCACCAGGTGCAGAAGGGTCTGCTACAATATCTGCCGCTGTGGCTAGATAAAAGTCGTCCTGAACAATGTTAACTCCATTAACATTCTTCAATGATCCCATACCTCTTGATGATACACCAAGTTGTCCACCGCCTTCAATTAGATTTCTAGCGATGTTACCCATAGGTGTTTCGAGAATTTTTGCTTTACCAACCCATTGATTACCGTCTTCTTTTAATCCTACAATCATGTGTGATACACGGTCTAGATTAATAGAAGGAGTATCTGGATGTCCCAATTCACCAAACGCACGGTTCTTGTTGATATATTCTTCTGAATATCTTGCAACTTCTTTTTTCATGGTGTCGTATTCATACAAACGACCATTTTTATTTTTTCTTTCTGATACTAGAAACGGTCCTTCAATGAATAAAGTCTTCTTACCGTCTTTTTCTTCGGTAAGATATTGAACTGTTTCTACTACTTCTTTAATTAGTTTCATGGAGTTACCCCATATGGTTTATAGTTAAATGCGGCTGGGTCATTGAATTGACCACGTTGATAGTATTGGTTGTCTTTGCGTAATTCTACAAATAATGTATATGCACAGTTGGCTGTAAGACCAAAAGTTTGAACTCCAATATCACCTGTTGGATTTACTGCATTGTTTCTAATTGATACCATACCTTGGTCTTCTGAATATTGACCACATAGATCCATATTCATAATTGGTGTACCGCCTGCTGTGTTGGCTGTTGTCCAATATAACTCTACATAACCTTTTTGCTGTGAAGCAATGTTATAACCGACTCTAGATACGGTTAAACCGTAGAAAGGTAATGCAACATTACTTGCACCAGGATAACCTAAAGGTAATCCATCTGTACCTAATGCACCATACAATGTGTTAGCTTGAATACGTGCCACATTGTTTTCTTGTCCTGTACCATCGAAGTTGGCGGTTAGTTTGATAACCGTCTTTTGTGTGGTATCTTTTAAGATTTCGTATGTATAATTGTTTGCCATTATGGTGTAACTCCATAACCTGATGGTCTGTAGTTGAACGCTGCTGGATCGTTGAACTGACCACGTTGGTACATTGCATTGTTCTTACGTAGCGATATGATAATTGTATAAGAAGCATTTGCAACAACACCAGCCGTTGTGATACCAATGTCTCCGTTACCAATCGTATTGGCACGTACACCGTCACCAGAATTATTAGTAATAGATGGTAGTTGTTCACCTAATCCAAACTCACCATCACCGTTTAGGTGGAAAATAGTTGCTGAGTTGGCGTATGATGATGCGCTTGTGCCTGTATTGTTACCTGACCAGAAAATTTCTACGCCACCAACTGTGTTTGTTGGAAAGTTGACATAGTATTTTACACCAGTAATTTGTAAGTCGTAGTATGATAGTGGTGTATTAGCGAATTGACTTGTTGTATTTGCCAACAGATAGGTATTGGTCGCCAAAGCATTGTTCAATGTATTAGCTTGTATACGAGCCACATTGAGTTCATTTGAAGTACCATCAAACACACCGGTTAATTTTATAACCGAATCTGTTTGGGTATCTCTCAATATTTGAGTTGTATATTTATTTGCCATTTTCTTACTTTATGTTTTTAATTACAAAATCGACCACTCTGTTGAAATCAGCAACACTCTTGATGGCCATTTCAGCAAAAAGCTTTTTGTTTTCTTTGGTCAAATGGTTATCGTAAACTTCTAATATAGACATTGCCGTATGTACACTCACGTTCTTCCAGTTACCATCTTCTAACATTATTGATTTCTTACAATTATTTTCAACAATGTCTTTTAGTTCTGAAATAATATCATAACTGTTTAATTCTTCAAAATCTTCATTAATAGAAGCGGATAATATGTTACCTTCATATGGTATTGTTACATATTTATTAATCTTATCCACATAGTATAATGCCACTTTTTGTTTATTTGATAATCTTCTGATAGATTTTCTGCGTAACACTAATACTGCTGGCGGATCCGATTCAGATGCCTCAACTAGGACACCTCTTGTATCTTCATAATCTACGGCTTCCAATAGAGATTCCTCCTGTACTTCTACAGGAGGTTCTGTTCTTTTGACCTTAAAATCACCGAATGATTTCATTTATTTCTTAAGAGCTTTTAACTTTCTCATTGCCATTTCATGGCGGTGCTTGGCGTTTTCAGCATCAGCTTCAATATTTCCAACATGATAGTGGTGCATACGGTGAATACAACCAATAGCTTCTTCTTTAGTACTGCAATGTTGCATATCATTAATGCCATGTTCTGGTCCCATTGGGTGATGAACTGCTTGGTAACCTTCTCCGTAATCGTGCATTATATGGTGAACTGTACCAATGTGATGACCACCTTCTGTATGAACGTGGTGTGATTCACCAACTTTTTCATGGATTTGAACTGATTCTTCTTGAACTGCTGGTTCTTTTTGTAAACCAAAAGAATGTTCTGGTGCCAAGAAAGATTGTGCTAGTTCTTGTTTTCTTGATTGAAACTGGTCTGCAACACGGTCATGGATTTCGGCATATAGAGCATCACGAAATGCTTTACCATCATCATCGTATGCGTAATCAATTATATTTCTTGTTGAGTAATCTGACATTTCGGTCTCCTATAATATTCGTTTAAGTCTATCAAATGATTTTTCTTCATTCTTTGTTTTGGCTTTTGTTTCTGTTTCAGATTCTTGTGCTGCCAAATCTTCAGGATGAGTTTGTTGTTGAGGAATATCACTCATCATTTGTTGTTGAGTAATCTGATTTGTAACTGCAACCGGTAAACCTAGACCTGCTGCCTTTTCTTCTTCAATTTCTTCCTGCATCAACTTGATTTCATCATCGTCCATATGTAGGACGTTTCTCTGTACCCATGCTTGTGAGAAGTACGTACCAACATAAGCATCCAATTCTGACAATAATGAAACTCTTTCTCTAACCAACTCAGCATCTTTTAATTCGGCAAAGTTATTGTCTTTGACAAAGTTATACTGAATGTTTTCTTTGAATAGTTTCCATTCATCGTCTGTACAGATACCTTTCATTACGCATTGTACACGTAATGCTTGGTCAAATATCTCAGCAAACTTGTTACGTAATCTATCTACAAACTTGGCAAATTTTAATTCATCTCTAGTAATCTCATTGACTTTACCTAGAGAGAAACCTTGTTGTTCTGGATTCAAACGAGAAACTGGTACACACAAGGACTTATATAGTTTCTTTTCAAAGTACTTAACGTCTTCGAGTTCACCTAAATTTTGGCCACCAGGTAATGTAGTAATCTCTGTACCTTTACCACCTTCTCTACGTGGTAACCAGAAGTCTTCCATCATTGATAAGAACTTACGGTCATCTCTGACTTCACCTGTGTTGGCGTCATAAACCAACTTGTTCTTATACTTAACCATGATATCACGTAGGTACTGTTCAGCCTTTAGTTTAGGCAAGTTACCAACGTCAATGTAAAAGATTCTACGTTCTGGTGCTCTTGAGATACGATAGATAACTGTCGCATCTTCAATCATACGTAACTGGTTGAGAGGTTTAATTGCTTTGTGTAAGTAAGATAACACAACAGCACGGCGTGAATCCATGAGTCCTGAGACAACGGATAGAATAGAGTCTACCGTGATACGAATACCAACAGGACCAAAACTGGAAGACGATCCAGTAGTTACCTTGTCGTTAAAGATGTAGTACTCATTGACCACATCCATAATCTCTACACCGGTACGTTCGTCTTTACGTTTCTTAATCTCACGGATTTTACGTAGCTTACGTGGGTCAACGTATCTTAATTCTTTGATACCTTCGGTTGGTTTTTCTTTGTCGATAATTACGTGGTAGAATAAACGACCATCAACATAGTATCTACGGAAGATATCATGTGCCATGTTCTTGTAGTTTAACAAGCGTAAGACTGTATTGAATTCTTCTTTGATTGCGTCTTTGATTTTCTTTGGCTGATCCAAGTCATCCAAAATAATTTGTGTAATGTTGCCATCTTTGTCTTCACAGATGGCTTCATTAACGATATCGTCAATTGCACCTTCAATCTCAGGTTGCATTGACATTTCACGATATCTAGATATAAGTTCTACTTCATTTTTAGCAGTACCGTCTAGGTCAACATATGTACCATAGTAGGCTGCCGAAGTAATCGTGAGTGCACCATCGTCATTCGCCGGAGGGGAAAACGATTGTTCGACTTTTTTATCTTGCTCCAGTTTATCACGGGAGATAGTAAAGCCAAAAAGAGAGAATTTATTGTTAGGCGTCATATTATTTAAATTTCAAGTTCACAAAAAACATAAAGGAGAACCCGAAGGTTCTCCAGTATAACATTAAGAAGTAGTATTTGATTCCCAGTATTGATAAGCAAATGTTACGGAATATTCTTCAATCGTATCATTTGAGCCCCAATCCAAATCAATAGGTGCCAAATCAGTAGGGAACATACCAACAAATGTGTAATCTTTAATATCATTTCCTGCTTTGCCGTATTGTGTTACCTTGGCATCAGTAGAATAATTTGTAGCATTAACAGCGTTTGTAGCTCTTACGTTACCTGCATTACTATTCAATGAATTCATCCAACTTTCGATAGCGTTTCGAACCAGGAAGTCTTCATCGTTAATAATTGTCAATGTCCAGTCAGCAAACGTTCTGTTACCAACAAACTTAACCTCACGGCCAAAGTATGTTAGTGGTACAGTACCGATTGTAGAACCTGGTAATTGTGCTGTCTTTGCCATAAAAGTAATCTTCTGGCCCGCTGCGGAGCCATTTGCTACGATTGTAGGCAAAGCCATTGTTACAGCAAACAGGTTCGGTCTAGCACCGTCACCTGTTAGATTTGCTTTAAATTCTGCTATATTAAAAGCCATTGTTTTCTCCTTATTGGTTTATTTATTACGCTGCACCAACAACTGTTGAGAAGTCAACACCAGTACCAACGGCAACAAAGTTCAATTGAATGAAGTTAATTGAACGAGCAGGCTTGATATAGATATCACCAACGAATTGGTTAGAATCAATAATGTATGGTGTGTTGTTGGTAGTATCGCAAACCACTTTGAAGTCTGTAATACCACGGCGACCTTGAACCTCACGTAAGAATGGAGTTACTAGAGCAACAAACTGAGCACGAGTAAAGTCATCGTTAAATTCAAACAATGAATACTGAGCAGCTTTAGAGATTGCTTTTTCTAGTACAAGGAACAATCTACGAACATTGATACGGTCAAATGCCGATGGTTTTGCTTGTAGAGTCTTGTCACCAAATAGAACAATACCATTACCTGGTAATGAAATAACTGGATTTACACCTGCTGCATATAGAGTATCTCTGTATGACTTAGCTGGGTTCCATGCCAACTTGATAGCGTTCTTGATGTTACCACGGTTTAGACCAGCTGGTGACCACCATGGATCTCTGATTTCGTCAGTATAAGCACATAGACCGGCAATGTCACCGTTCAATGGAATCCAACGATATACGTTGTTGTACTTGTCGTACATATACTTCCAACCAGAATCAACTACAACATAAGAAGAACTTCTTGCCAATGTACCTAACCAGGTAGTAATGTTAGAAGCTTCAGAGCCTGCTTGGTTAACAACCGATGTTTGTGGTGGAGAAATAAATGCTACACAGTCAGCACGGTAGTTAGCAATGTTGTCGATAACATATTGTTGAACAGTAGTATCGTAACCACCAGTCAATACCAATGAAATGTCAACATATTCTTTATTGGCGAATAGAGAATAACCGTTTTGTATTGTAGCGTCTGTACCAACATCGTCTGTACCAAGTGTCAAAGCGATTGTTGTATTTGCCACAGATGTTCTAGTATATGTTGTGCCTGCTGCGGTTAAACCCCATGTTGTACGTGTATTAGCGTAGTCAACAGGATCCATAGCAAGAATATACTTGGAATTGTCAAAAATGAACTGCTTGTAGTATGTTGAAGCACCGTTTTGTACAGCATCATATGCCTTAGAAACGAATGGCCATACTTCTAAAATAGTACCTTTAACGCCTGTGAACAAACCACCAGCGTCAGTAACAACAATGTGGAATTCATCGTTTGAACCACCTAGTGTGGAAACATATGATGAAGTACCTGGTGCTGATGTTACAACAGTATTCCAGTTTCTTGTTACGCCACCGGAAGTGAATGTAGCACTTGCAAATGTTGCTGATACACTTGAGTCAAATGTGTCAACTTGAATTGAGTTACCAAAGACACCAGCATACTTAGATATGAAAGCACCATTCAAATTACCATGTCCAGACTGTAAATATCCGTTAGCGAAATATATGTCTTTATTAGCAACTTGAATTCCTACGCCGTTTGTATTAGCTTGAGCGTTGAAAGAGTTAGCACCAATTGTACGAACCAAATTCAGATTATTACCATATGCTAAGAAGCTAGCAGTAGTAAAGAATTGGATGTAGGAATTGGAATCTGGACCTAAACCACCAGTAAATGTGTTAACTAATGTGATTTCGTCTGGAACTTGTGTTATTTTTTGTGCTGGACCCCATGGGAAATATCCAGCAAATGCACCAGCAGTAGATAGGACCGAAGGAATAATAGTGGTTAAGTCTACTTCGGATACATTTACGCCTGGAGAGATTTGAAAAGCCATTGTTTTCTCCTTGATTATTATGTGTTCTGTGGCATTAGAATACCATAGAGATATTTATGAATTGTTGTTTTTAGAATTGTTTTAAGGCATCATTCACCCAATTCTGATACACACCACCGGAATGAGCATCTTCCCATACATCTCCACCCATTACGGCAAAGCCATGAGATAATCCATCTTCAACAATCATTTCTGGGGGTGTAATCTCATCAATTTGGTTCATATTTTCCAGTTGCATCTGTTTACGGATGTCATGGTTAACAATTTCTTTAAAGTATTTTTGAGTTGTTACCCAAGCAAACATAACTAAACACATTACTAGGTCATCATTGGCACCAACTTCTGCTGACCAAGAATTCTTTTGAGCAATAAAAGTGGTAAGTTCGGAATAAGTATTGAAGTCTTGTAACACTAATTTGTCACCTTCAACCAAAGACCTTAAATTAGTACAACCAATTCTCTTAACCTGTGGTGACATCTTAACACCCATCTGAACACCTCTGGCAAAACCAGTAGACAGTTGTTGTGGTTTCTTATTACCTGTATGTACCTTCCATAAGTTCTCATATTCAAAATCAGAGTGTAATATGTCAGCAATCTGGTTGGTGTTGTTAACTTCAACCAAGATATAAGCATCATTATACAGTCTTGCTGTATTATATATGACTGTTGGGAATAGTATCGGTGAGATAGAAGAACTATTATAAGATGCCACTTGTTTGTATGGTGTGGCCGTAATATCTATAACCTGGAAGGCAGAACTATCCAGTCCTTTACCTTCGGCAACGTCAACCATAATACAGTATAAGTGGTCTTTAAGTTGTTTTTCACCATCTTCTTTGACTGGTCTCTCAAAGATACGTACCATATCATGTACAAATTCTGGATCTCGGTGTACAATTTGTTGTAATTTACGACCAGAAATCAGAGTATTGGACGAACCTAAGAACTCGGTTTCAAATTCTTGTGCAAACTGTCGTTCAGAAGTGTTACGAATTGTTTCTTCTTTCCACTTTTCATCTCTACCTGGTACCATTGACCAATGAATCTCAAAGGTCTTATAGTTGTTTTTTCCTGTGATGGCATCCATCCACAACTTGTAGAACAGGTTCATACCATTAGGGGTAGACACAATAATAATCTTGGAAGTTTTACCAGATGAAATTACAGGGTATACAGAGTTAAAGAATTCTTCAGCAATGTTATTCGGAACGAACGCAAATTCGTCCAAGAATACACAGTTAAAAGAACCTCCTCGAATTGCTGATGACGATGTAGAAGCAGCAACAATCTTAGAACCATTCTCTAATTCCACATTACCTTTATTCCAGGTAACCACACCTTGTTGTAACCACATTGGTAGGTTTTCGTATGCCAGTTGATACTTGGCCAAAATATCTCTAGCCAATGAACCTTTGTTAGCAAGAACGGCAACGTTTTGTGTATCTGTAAAGATGGTCAACCAAAGGAGATAGGCAACTGAGGTAGTAGTTTTACCAACCTGGCGAGGACATTTAGTGATTGAAAAACGATTTTCGTGGTAGACTTTAATCATGTCTTTCTGAAAATCCCACATCTCAAAAGGCATCAAACCTCTATCAACGTTAACAATCTTAATGTAGTTTTCGGCAAAGTAGATAGGATCTTTGGCACATTTGATGTACTCCTCTACCTGTTCTTGTGTATAGTTGACCTTAACACCAGACTTTTTAAGTAAAGGGTTGTCACGGTATGAATCACTAGCTTCTAGTGAATAGTCATAATCATCATCTTCTATCATTCTTTACCTTTAAGAAACTTATTCAATTCAGAAGTAGAACCTATGAACACCGCTTTATCTATTTTGGTACCACCAGAATCTTTCTTGGCACCAGTGATGTTTCGCATTTGTTTTTGTGTGTTCAGTAGTTCTTTATTTGCATCTACCATGTTCTTAAGTAGAGTAGCATATACTTCAAAGGCTCTTGGATGTTGGCCTGCCTTGGCTACGTTGAGTATTTCTTCCATGGCTTCTTTACCTTGGTCTATAATACCTTGTAGATTTTCTTTAGTTTGTTGGTATGCATCGGTCAAATCTTCTTTCATATCAGGTTCATTATAATGTACGACAGCATCCTTAGGAGGTTCTTTTACTTCCTCCTTAGGTGTTACATCAAAGATTTGTTCCATGTTTTTATCGAAAGTATTCATATTATGCTGGTGTTGATCCATTATATCTAGTCAAATAATAATTTGCATTTTGTAAATGCTCTGCGGCAGTTAATGCTCTAGTATAAACATGAGCAACACCAACAGAACCTGCAAGAGTATAACTATTGGCAAAACCACCAATCTGTGGTGTACTAGCTAGTTTTCCAACTGTTGATGCACTAAAAGTGCTGACTGGAGAACCATTAACATAAAATTGCCACCCGGTTCCTGTAATGAATGTCATACTTAGATAATACCAAATATTGTAAGCTTCTGAACCACTGCTTTGATATGATGTATTAACACCGTCACCATTGTTATTACCACCATACATTGTATTGCCACCATTAAAATACCATGCTTCTCCGGCTGTACTACTAATCAAATTACCTGTGCCGAAACTTGTACCATTACCACGAACAACTATACCTTTGCTATAGTTTGCAACAGCACCAAATATAGCACCTGAAGCAGTTGCAATTACAGAACCTGGATTATTATTCCAATATGCAGTAGAAGTTCCTGTATTGGTTACTGTTGGTGTTCCTGAAAATGTAAAGTTATTTACATTACCGCTAGTGTCAGGCCATGTGGTACCTGAAACATAATTTCGCATATCGAGGTTAAATAACAAAGAACCAGTCACAAGACCTGTGGCTGGATCTGGATATATTGTCAATCCTTGTCCAAGGGTGATACCATTACCTATCTGCATAATATATTATCCGTTAGGGTACTCAGTTACTGTACTACTAAATGTATATAGACTGTTAGCGTTAGCTGTATTAGGACTTGGTGTATCTGTAATCGTAACAAATTTCTGAGGACCAAGTTGATAGGAATTAAAGATATAATTGGTATTGGTTATTGAACCAACTATAGGTTGACTCGATACAAAATTACCATTAATATTGGTCAACGTTAATTTGTTTATATTATTGGCATAAGAAACAACAGTTGCGCTTGCTGTTGCCGTACTAAAATTATAACCTTGGTAAACAATCTCACCTGCTTGATAATGACCTACACCAGTATTGGCCATATTGAATATGACTTGGTCTGTTGGTGATATATCATTATAGATATTTGTAATAGAAGTCTTAATAATACCTGCTGGTGGACTTGAAGCGCCAAAGATAAACCCTTTGACTGTGAAATTCAAAGTCCAAATAACCATACGAGTATCGGAATCACGGTTGCCTTGGTAGGTGACCTCAGAATTAACCGTGTTCAAAACGATAGGAACTTCTTTCGTAATACCCATTTCAGGGATTAAGTTCAATTTAATCGTATAATCTGGTGTAAAGAATGGTAGTATATGTTCGATTAATTGTGTACCATCTTCTATGTTTCTGACATATATGTTTAAATCAAAATCAAAATTGTATGGTACTGGAACATACTGAGAAATTAGAACAGCACCAGGTCCTGTATTAAAATTTCTTAGATTGGTTGTTTGTTTACGTGAAGCATCATACGTCAAACCTTTCATTTCAAATGACATTCTTGGTAGAGTCATCTGAACTTTCTTATCTAAGTTTGGATCACCTTCAATACGTTGAACATACAACTCTTTGGCTGCATAAGCAATAGGAACAATGAATCGTTCCGCTTCTGTATTATCAGCATTATAACGGACAAGAGTAATCTTATCGAATAAGTTTCCAAATCCAATAACTAATTTTCGTATAACTCTATCGTAATATACATTTGCCATTATATGCTACCAAAAGGATTAGATTCAGATAAATCAATAATACCGTTTGCTGAACTATTGATGTATGAATTATCGTAAACTTCTTTAGGCGTAGGAACATTCAAATCATCATATGTGTTCAATGTATAGTGAGCACCACTCGATTGACCAATGATTGATTGAGCATCTACAAATTCGCCCGTGATGTTTGTAACCACCAAAGTTTTGTTTGGTAAGTTCCAGGCTTGTGCTACAGCCACAGTCGTAGCGTTAGCATACGTACCGTCTGGTGATTGGAATACAATCTCTGAACCTGTATAGTTGCCTGTACCTGTACCCATTTCTAATGTAATAGAGTATGCTGAATCTGCCACAATACCATCAATGTCTGGCATACCTGTGTTGACGATTTCCTGTGAGTACTTGAATTTCTCCATCTCTAATTCATAGAAGTATGGATGTTTTCTACCCAACATAAAGAAGTCTTTGGTCTGGTTAACAAACTTAATCTCATACAATTCACCAGTACCATTTAAGAATGGAATATAAACCAGGTCACCTTCAAGTGGTCTAGTTAAAAATGCTGGCATCCTTTGGTTGAAAGAACGCTTAGACATAACCACAGAAACTTGGTTTTTAATCTCTAGACCAAACTTAGAGAAGAATTCTTTTTCGCCTAGGTACTCACCGTTATTCTGTAAGTACATCTCAATAGGAAATGCTGAACTAAACTTCTTAACAGGATCTTCACCGTATAGTAAGTCTCTTGCCTGATTATTTGTGTTTGGACAATAGAATGAATCGAATCCCATTATTTTAATGGATTCTACAATGATATCCTCTATGACTCTCTGTTCCGGTAGAGAGCCGTAGTTATTAAAATATTGAGATACTCCCATATTAGTTCATAAACCATTCTAGTGGAGCGAAGTATTGTGTTGACATTTCATCTCTTAGCTTCTGAATTTCATCAGCAGCTTCTTTTTGAATCTTTTGACCGTCTAATGTAACACCACCTGGTAATTGTAGACCAGCAAACTTAGATAGGTTATTACCCCATTGTTGTTTGATAAGTGCTGTTGAATATTCTTTTAACCAACGGTCATTCCATACCAAACCGTATTGTTCTGGATCAATAACGGCATAACATTCTGATACCACAACTTGGCCAACTGGTGCTTCTTGCATACCCCAAGCCCAATCTATATACAGTCTTTGCATATGTCTTTGGAATCTGATTGGAACTTCACCAGTAAACTGTAACTCTAGTGAACGTAGATGTTGTTGAGTTAAGGTGTAGTTGATGTAGGACGCTGATGTGAAGTCATACAACTCATTTAGACGAAGTTGGTATCTCAAGTCAAACATATTGGTGTTGGCTTGTGAATCATCCAATGGGAAAATACGGGAAATACCAGCAATTTCTAAAGGAGTATTGGCGGTGTCTACCGCTTGAGATGCGTCTAGATATCTATTGTTGATATCATTTTGTGTGATGGTATGAATCCAATAGACTTTCTGTAGACCATCAAAGTGATAATCTTGGAAATATTGTAAGGCATCGTCAATACGGTCCTGAACCTGGTCGTCATCAACGTTAATCTCAATAACTGGAAATCCAAGTTTTTTAAGACAGTATGTTGTGAAGTCGGTTCTGTTTGTTATATTGGCCATTTAAGTCTCCTATTAGGATATTTATCCTAGGGCTATTGAGAAAGCCAAGGCAGTAGAAACAGCAACATATACGGCGTTAGATGTGGCCGCATTGGCAGATGAGTTTGAAGATATGGAATCACTTAAGGTTACTGAACCACCAGTTGATATTGGGTTACCGTTGGCTGCATAATACAAACCATTGGTGTATATCGAATTGGCATATACGTTACCTGTGGCAGCAATACCACCCCTAACTGTCAATGCACCAGTCGTATTTGAAGAAGATGCCGTATTTGGAGCATTGAAGTTGGCAACTACGTTAGACGAAGCATACCCACCTACGAATATCTTTAAGTTTGTACCTGGTGTATATGTACCAATAATCAGGTTTGAACCGTTAGCATACAAATAACCATCACCTGGTTGTGATGCTGTAAAGTTATTCAGTACCACGTTATAGGCAGCACTTGTGATACCCATATCAATATAGTTATTGGTATCGGTACCTAAGTTATTGTATAGTGCTAAGTCTGTAGATGAGTTCTGTGTGTTAGCAAAGTTCTGTCCACCAATCTGAATAGACTGGTCGGTGTTACCTGAGAATAGACCTAATGTGTATAGGTGATTATAGGTGTTTGTTGTGTCTTGAACTAACTGACTCTGTGTTACATATACAGTAGAAGTCGGTGAGTTGGCAACAAAAGTGTTAGCGTATATGTTATTGGCGCCACTAATATTACCACCAGTACCGCTACCTGTGATGATATTATTACTTACAATTAAGTTATTATTAGAAGAAGTAAAGAATACACCACCAGAGTTACCAATATAACCTGTCGAGTTGGCAGACATAATCGTATTGGCTGCCCAACCAGAACGTACTGTTTCAGTATTCGCTAAGTTGTATACTGCTTGAATTGTATTGGCTGCAGCATTTGCCTGAGCATAAGCATTGTTTGCCTGATTGTACGCTGAGTTGGCTAATGTGATTGCCGAGTTGGCTTGATTATATGCTGCGTTAGCTTGATTGTAAGCCGAGTTGGCAAAAGCAGTTATGATTGCTGTGTTGGATAATTGTAAATCCCAAGCATAACCATTCCAAATCCAAGTTTTAGAACCAAATGTAAATGTCTGGTATAATGACGGTGAGTTAGGAAAATTAATTAAAGCCATTTATTATCCTATGTAAGCAACTGACCAGTTGTCGTTGCCGTCAAATATGATTGTACCAGAACTTGCAATTAATTGTAGTGTATCGCCTACCGCTAGTTTCACAATGTTGGCGCCACCGGCATGGTTCATTGAAGTGTTTGGACCAAATTCAACCATAATAGAAGTTGTTGTCCCACCACCAATTGCAGCAGTTTTTCTAACTAAGGCTTGAGCAATACCACTTGAACTATTATTATATGTTCTAATCACTAAATTAACTTGATATAAACCTGCAACGGGTGCTGTAAATATGCCTGTTGAACCGTTTAAATAACTTCCTTGATTATATTCAATAGTCCAATTGCTGTTGGTTAGTGTGGTTGTAGCGGCAATTGAGCCACCATTACCTCTTACGCAAAATGCTGGACGGTTTGGTGCATAACCAGCAGCAATACCATTTGTTGTTGTATTACCTGCAAGTGTCAAATCACCTGCATCAGACAAAGACATTGATGTTATTTGATATGTACTATTAACAACTTGCAAGTTGCCAGCACTATCTAAACGAATTGTTTTGTTTGCGTTAGTTGCACCACCAGAAGTGTTTGTAAATTTTAATATGTCTGCATAGCCCGTACCACCTTGTGTGTTGGCAGCTAAAATAGTTATACCTGCACCTGTCGTTGTTGCTGGCGTGTATGTTATAACTTCAGAGTTTGCTGATATTGATGTGCCGGCAACTACACCTGGCTGTGTGTTCGCCAATACACCTGTTGGCCCTACTTCTGCCCATACGGGATAAGATGTGTTGCCGAAGTTTTCATACAGTACACCAGTATTGGCCAACCACAAATCGTTTGGATTTGGTGCTGATGGTGCATTGTTTTGATAGTAAGTCTGTGTCTTAGAGTTGGCCAAGTTTTGTGTGGCCACATCACTAATGTTGATTGTCTTAGAGGTAGAATTACCAGTAATAACGATACCACCAGCATTAGAGAAACTAAGTGTGTCGTTTGGAACTGTGGTAAGAATTAATGTGCCAGAAGCATTTGCTGTGGCAAAAGACGGACCGTTGTTTTGACCGTAGAAATACGAAACGGTACCTGATGAGTTGAGATAGAACAGTTTACCATCGGCGTAGTTCAGCGCCGTTTCACCTACATTAAGTGAAACTGGTGTACGTCCAGTTGTACTGGACTTTTTTAACTGAATAACTGTATTTGCTATTGCCATTTATTTACTTTAAAAACTACCACCATCTTCTATTATGACATCCAAACCGGCTGGTTCTTCAGGCTTCTTATTCAAATCGTCAATCTTTTTTCGCTTGGCAGGAGTTAATTGTAAATAGGCAATCTTATCGGTCAATTCTTTAATCTTATTTTCATATTCATCACGAACTTGTTGAGTTTCTTCTCTTGCTTTCAACAACTCATTTCTAAATGTATCAACATGATTTGCTTGATGTTTAATATTTTCATACTCAGCCTTCATAGAACCTAACCTAGAAATTTCTTGGTTTAATTCATTAATCTTAGCCTCATAATTTGTATTATCAAGTTGTGCTTCTAGTTCTAGCACTTTCTCATTTAATTGACCTATTGCCACATCACTTATTCTAGCATTTGCTTGTAACGATATATTTTTTTGTATTGCATCGGTTAATGTACTTGTCATTATCTCAATGTAATAATCAAAATATGTTTTATCCATATCAAACTCCTATTATATAATCAAGTATTTAGAACGTGCCTCCGTCCATTGTTGTTGTCCATGTTGGTACGCCAGAATTATTAACAGTCATAATTTGATTTGACCATGTTTGGTCTGAAGTACCTGCAGCTGCCGTAACTTGAATAGCACCTGTACCGTTACCGTATGTGATACCGTTTGTAGTAAATGTTGCTGCGCCTGTACCGCCTTGTGATACAGTTAAACCAGAAATTGGTTGCCATGAAGCTGCTGTGGTTCTACCATAAGCATCAACACTCAATGCTGCTAGTGTTGAGTTTGTACCATATGTACCTGTGTTAGCATATGATGAGTTGGCCAAAGCGTTCATTGGACCTGTACCACCACCAATAATCAACTGACCTGTAGCAAATGTAGCTTGACCAGTACCACCTTGAGATACTGTTAGACCAGAAATTGGTTGCCATGCGGCTGCCGTAGTTCTACCATAAGCATCAACAGTTAAACCAGCAAGTGTTGAGTTTGTACCGTATGTGCCTGTGTTAGAATAAGAACTGTTAGCAAGTGAAATTAATGATGTTGTACCATTACCAATTACGATTTGACCGTTGGTAAATGATGTAGCACCAGTACCGCCAGATGTTAATGCTAACGGATTAGTTAATGATAATGTACCAATCGTAGCAGTCGTAATGTTTGCTGAAGAAGCATTTGCCTGTGGTGCAATGATGTTAGCATACAATGTTGCTGTGTTGGCAGTAGTAAATAAGTTATTAGCAACTGTGTTACCAGTTACAGAACTTGAATTTACACCAGAGAACAAATAGTAACCTTTGTTACCAGCATCACGAACCAAACCAGTTGATAGGTTGGCAGAACCGTTGTTGTATGTACCAACGAAACCAATATCTAATACGTCACCTACTGTATTGTTTGCAGCAAGGTGTAATAGTGAAGATGTTGATTGAGAAATTGATGTGTTGACATATGTTACAGCACCAGTAACAATCAAGTTACCAGAAATCTGTACGTCTGTACCAATTGATTGTGGACCACCAGAAGTATTAGAACGAACTAATGTGTTGTCTACACCAAAATAAACTGTTTCGTTATTTGGTCCAACATAAGTTGTAATACCAGAGTTTGTGTTGGCCTTGAATGTTAGTGTAGAACCACCGTTAACTGTGTTACTGTTTACACTATCAGATACTGTAAATGATGTCTGAATACCAGCAGATGAAACGGATAAGATACGACCGTTGGCACCATATTGAATAACTGGAACAGATGAAGAAGAACCAACTGTACCAGCAGATAGACCGCCTACGTTGTTTAGTGAAGCATTAAGTGTAACACCAGCAGAACCGTTGAAACCAACAGCAGATGCCGTGATATCACCACCAGAAACTGAGAAGTTTTGTGAGTTGGTTAATGTGTCAGCGGTGTTGGCATCACCATATAATCTACCAAAGAAAGCACCGTTAGGGTCTCTTTTAACTAAAGTAGATGCTGTGTTAGACTGAGTGGCATTATTAACGGCAGTATAAGTATTGTAACCACCGATAGCAACTACACCGTCACCTGTTGGAGAACCAATAAAGAAGTTATTGGAACTATATGAATAACCAATTTCACCCTGTTTGAATGATGTTGGTGTAGCAGTCGTTAATGAACGTCTGACTAGAATACTTGTATTGGAAATAGCCATCTTAGTACCTTTTTATTATTATAGGGTATTTATTAAAATCCACCACCGTCAATGGTAATGGCATTTGCCGTAAAATTGTTGGTGGTTAAACTAATACCGTTCGCAAATACATTCCCGGACACTCCTACACCACCCAAAACAATAAGAGAGCCTGTATTTGTACTTGTCGATGAGATATTGGCATTTGCCGTTAATTTACCTGCCACAATTTCTTGTTGGTTTACAATTTCGGTATTGACAGATGTTGTAGTGCCGAGTACGGCCAGATTACCGGAAATTGTTAAGTTGCCGCCAAATGTTCCTGATGTATTGGCTAAAGCGTTATTTGCTTTATTAGAAGCATAATTGGCAATATTTGTTGCATCATTAATTTGAGAAATATAGGCAGAAGTAAACCCGGTATTTTGTGCCGTGCTGTCTGGGAAATTAAGATAACCATCTGCATCAAATGACCAATATCTTACAGAACTGTTAACGTTAGTAAGAATATAAACAGCAGTTGATTGAACATCCACACCACAATTATCATCCGAACTGTGAAGTTTCAATGTATAATTTGTATTCGGTGGTTTTATGAAAAAACTATTGTTTATAGTAGTATCATCAATTATTGATCCACTAGGTAAAGTGAATGTACCCGTTGTGTGAAAACCAAATGTACGTTGTGTTGTTCCATCGTTTACATCAATGTAAGCTTCTGCTGTATTGGCACTATTGGATATAACATAAATGTCGCCCAAATTTTGATTATATTGATTTGAAACATTTAATAAATTATAAGTGATTCCGTCAGCTACATTTGCATTTGCTACAAGACCTCCACCACCAAAGTAAGTGGTACTAATGGAAGCGCCAGGTGTATTTAAATTAAGTTGGCCTGGTATTGTAAAGTTGTTACTAGAATCTAGTATCGCCTGACCATTAGACGTACTGATTAATCTATCACCGTGTACATTAGCAACTGCTTCTTCTGCCAGAGCAATAGCAACATTAGATTGTGCTAACGCAGTATTCGCCAGATTCAATGCTTCTTGAGCAAGAGCGCCTGAAGCACCAACGAACTGTGAGGATGATTGAACAACCTGTTGGTTCTGTGGATTAACCCTTACATTGATTGTTTGAATTGGCGATACGGTTACTGGCATTATAGATCCGTTTCTTCATCCGTATTAGTATTTGGTGGAGAACCTGGTGGTATACCTCTTACATTGGTTACACCTGGTGCCACAAAGATTTGACCTTCCAGAACTCTAGTGACTACACCATATTGGTCTGTGATAACAACATCATATACCAACTTACCTGATGGTACATTGGCGGTTACGGAATTGTTGGCTGATAGTTGTATGATACCATTAGAAGCATCATAAATGGAAGATGTGAATTGGAGAATCACATTACTTGAGTAATATGACTTCTTTGCTTGAGAGTTTACTGAGAACCCGTAGAGATTGTATGCGCTACCGTTAGAGGAATCTAAGGTAATTAATGTATTGAAGGTGGTACCCTGCTCTAGGTACTGGTCGGAATAAGCAGCAGGCATTGTATATCCTCATAAAAAATAGTTTTATCTACTATTTAGTTGATGAGGATTTGGTATTACGGTAGTGTAGATATGAAAGTTGTCAGAGCATCACCAGTAATTGGATTACCAGAAGTATCATTTAATGTGGCACCATTAACCAAGTCTATTCTAAATTGTTGGTAGTCGGTGTTGTGTTTGTCGAAAGGTAAACAAGCACCATCAGAACGTAAAACACAAAACGTGTTTACATTACCTTTTAAATCCAACGCTTGTTTGTATGTGTGTTGATTTGACATTTTTATAACTCCGCAGTCCAAGCAAGACCATATGTGTTGTTCAAAACATAAAATTCACAGACATAACCCGCAATAGTGGATCCAGAACCACCTGTTAAATTAAGAACAACCCAACCCATTCCCGAAACACCAACGCCACCGTAACCACCTATACTTGATATTGTTGGATTACTACCTGCAAAATTTTCAACATATCCATAACCTATATTCATTCCTGAAGTGGTCGGAGTGGTTCTCATCTGAACATCGAACTTTGCAGAAATTACACAAGCAGAAGCATTTGTTGAGTTCCATCTTCCTACACCTGATTGCATCAAATAATAATACCTTTGACACAACTGTAATTCTCTACCATAATCCCTATAATCAAAACTTGTAGCAACTGAACCAACTTCAAATTGTACACCAGTAATGTAGAATGTGGCATTATTTACAGCCACAACTGATGTAGCACCTGTTGCCGATAATACATTAGATGAAGTCCATATTCCTGGAGTTCCGCTATAAGTTGAACCAACTCCAAGACCAAAAATCACATTAACACCTTGTGAATTTCCTGTTTGCCAAGAACCTGATGTTGGAGGTGTGATTGTTACTGTAATATATTGCCAAGTATTTGATGAATTGATTGTGTATGTGAATGGATAATTCCAACTATAACCATAATTTTGTAATACGCCACCAAATGTGCCGGTTAATGAACTATACACCCAAAAAGAAATTGTTACTGTTTTGGCGCTAGATGTACCCCAACCCAAATCAGCAATATTATATCCTTCAATTCTTTGATTTATAGTATAATAATCTGTTGAACTAATAGAGTAAGCAGATTGTGATTGAACACCCAAATAATTTGTGAATCCTGATGGTGTTGTTACTGAATTGTAATTTTGTCCACCATTTAATTTACCTGTTGTTGATTGTTGAATTTGCCATCTATCGACAGAATAACCATTAACGGAAGTTCCTACTGCACTACCATTATTTCTCTGGTCAATTCTCATATCACCATTAATAATCCTATTCTTCATCGTAGCTGACGAAGAAGCACCAATGATATTACCATTGAAGTTAATAGCATTATTGCTGGTCGTAAAACTTGGTAGACCGGCTGCTGTACTGACTTGATTGACGTTTAGAAAACTCATTATTGACCTCTAAGAGCAGCTATCTCATCTGCTG